ATGCAGTGTGTGTAAATCCCAGGGTGAACTAGATGAAAACGAACATTACCACCAAACCTGGAGCGATGGTGTATCGGATGAAACTACATCCTTTTATTATGGCCCACCTTTAGATCCAGAAGGCTTTAAAAATTATAAGATTACACCATAATAAGTCTATTTAGTTGCATAAATTGCTTTAATATACTATATTTAGGCGATTTTATTCACATAACTCCCGTTAAGACCTAATGGTCATACGGGAGTTTGAAAGATGCTTATGAGCGACCAAGAGATTTTAAGGCAGCGAGAACTACTCGACACGCTTCTCGCAACACGGACCAACCAATATGAAAGAGTTAAATCCATGAAAGTTATGGATTCAATTTATTTTAAGAAAAAATTACCTAAAAATGTAATATTATTTCCATTACAAAGGATTAAGCGTTATGTACATCACCCTTCCAGACAGCCCAGTAAGAAAAATATTTAAGTGCGCTAACTGCGATAATTACCACATAAAATTTTTCGATCCAAAACATGACAGAACTTATACCCCTGCAGAATGGGAACAAATTATTACTGAAGGTAAGGAAGCTTTATATAAAGCCTTACAAGTTGTGCGTGAAGATCCTAAGTTTTTTGCATAAACACCCCTTTCTATAGATGTTTTTACCCAGATAGAGATACATTCTCTTTTACGTCAGAACACAAGTTACCAAGTTACCAAGTTACAACCCTTATCAGCTACCAAATAAAGGTAACTTAGAGGTAACTTACACATTTATAGAAGTTACCTTTTTTATATTTACAAACATAACTCGCATTGCATGAAATGATTAATTATTGTATAGTTTCTGGGAAGAAACATCTATTGAACAGGTGCATTATGGAAGAAAACAAAGAATTATTAATACCACAGGCATTTTCAGATGACCTATTTAATCCTAAAATAACAGGCAAACAACGTAAATTTATCTTATTGCTTGTGCATTCTGAAGGTTTAAAAACAGCTAGACAATGTGCAATTGAAGCAGGATTCGCACCTGGTTCTGCTGTTGTGAGAGCCTCTGAA